AGACAGAGGCTTGTGTCTTAGTACTCCATCACGTATCAGAACAGAGTGAGTATGGATCTCCGATGATGCCACCACCACGACGTGCTATCCACGGTAAGGTCAGTCAGTTACCTGCACTGATACTTACATTAGGTTATGACCCAGGACAGGGGATGTTACGTGTGGCTGCAGTTAAGAATCGCTTCGGTCCACACACAGCAGACGCTTCTAAATGGGCTACACTATTTGTTAACTTTGCTTCCTGTCAGATTGGAGATCAAGATGCACAAGGCAGAGCATACTTGCGAGTCTGATGGCTAACAAGAACGGTAGAAAAGGTTCCCAATTCGAGACAGATGTAATGAAATGGTTACGCAGTAAAAGCGTAATAGCAGAACGTCTGACTAAGGCTGGGGCAAAGGATGAGGGAGATATGGTTGTTATCATATCTGGAGAAACCTACATCCTTGAACTCAAGAACAGGCAGACCCTTTCCCTGCCTGAGTTCTGGAGAGAAGCACAAGTTGAGGCGCTTAACTATGCAAAGGCTAGAGGTCTTGGGGAAGTTCCTCTGTCTTACGTGGTAGTTAAGCGTCGCAACGCTTCAATAGATCAAGCCTGGGTCATCCAAGACTTAACACAGTGGTTGAAGGAGAAGCAATGAGAAAGTTAGATGCAAAGTTTAATGCAGTTTGGAATCGTATTCACGATATACAGGCTTCACAATCAAATTATGTAACTCAACGTCAACTTGAAGATAGTAGATATCAGATCGCTGAACTTACACAAGTACTGATTGAAGCAGGCATCTTGGTTGAGCCAACAGATATAGGTCCCAAAGTCCATCAAGTAAGTGGAAAACCATACGTAGTAAGAAAGGTTAAGTAAATGCCAGTACCAGAAGGTAACATCACAACATCAGAGATACTAGTACCAGTAGAAGTGGTTGAAGATTCAACTACTACAGAAGAGGATACAGATGACGAAGTGGAAGAGTAAAGCAACAGGTTCTGTCTTTGATGCTTACGACTCTTTCAATAACCATACCGCTAATTCAGAGCATCTAATTGCAATCTTTTTTGAAGGTGAAGACTGGAAGATGGATAGACCTAGAGCACGTCTGAAGTATACAGATCTTGTAGAATCCTTTGAGAGAGTAGAAGATGATAGTAAACCTAAGCAGGGATGAAGTAAGAGTCTGCACGCTGCTTGCTACAGAGCGTTGGCTTGCTAAGTATGGTTCTGTAGACAGACCTAACTATGCAGAGGGTAAGAAGAACGGCTACTTAGAGCACGAACTTCTTGCCAATGTCCGAGCCAACGTCTCTGAGTGGGCAGTTGCATCTCTTACTGATACTGCTTGGAATGTACCGTGGTATCCCAATGAACTGCATCCTCGTCGGGCTAAGTTGCCTGATGTGGGTAACAACTTTGAGGTACGTACGGTACGCACACGTGATTCAATTCCATTTTGGAATAAGGATAACGGCAAGATCATAGTAGGAACAAAGATTCTTGATGAAGATTATTACTCACAGGTTGAAGTCTATGGTTGGTGCAACCCTGAAGAGTATGCAACGTCCCAATACAGGGATGAAACCATCAGTGGATGGCGTGTACCAGTAACAGAACTAAAGGAGTTCTAATGATTTGTTCTAATTGTATGAAAGCGGGAGAAGAGAACACTCTTACCCATTACAAGCGTGCTGCTAACTGGCACGAGAAGTGCGACTACAAGGGGTGTGTATGTCAACACAAGACTGGTCCAGGGTACGTAAAGCGGGAAAATTCAAAGGTCCCGTTGATGCAAACACAATCCCCATAGGAGCAATCGTTACCTACTACGGTGGGGAAGTAAGAGAGGGCAGGAGTGCATCAGTTAAATGTTGCATCCACCCAGACAAAAGGCGTAGTGCTGTCATCAATACCTATGACAACTTATTCTTTTGTCACACCTGTGGAAAGGGTGGCAACGCCGTTAATGTTGTCGGGATCATAGAGAATTTGGAGTTTAAGGATGCACTCAAAAGAGCAATTGAAATCGCTACTGGAAGCGGTCACACATTACAACAAAAGTCTGGACGAAAGGGCGCTGGCCTACCTCGAAGGACGTGGGATATCTAAGGATATCGCAGATCAATATTCATTAGGTGTGGTTACTGATCCTATCAATGGTCACGAACACCACACTGGCTGGCTATCTATCCCATATCTGACTGCACTGGGTATGTGTGTGGGTGTGAAGTTTCGTAGGTTAGATGATGGCAAGCCTAAGTATGGTGCACCTACTGGGCAGAAGAGTCATCTGTTTAATGTTGCTGATGTGACTATTGATTCACCTACCATTGTAGTATGTGAGGGTGAGTTAGATGCGGTAGTTGTATCAGGTTTGTTAGGACTACCTGCTGTTGGTGTACCTGGAGTTCAGGCTTGGAAGCCACACTTTGTTAAGTTATTTACTGGATACGATACGGTCTATGTTGTAGGCGACAATGATATTAAAGATGATGGTACCAACCCAGGTGCTGAGTTCTCCCGCCGTGTGTCACAAGAGGTAATGAACTCACGCATAGTATCCTTACCACCATCAATGGACATCAATGACTTCTACCTTACACACGGCAAAGATGAAGCGTTGAAATTATTTGGAGGTGCGTGATGTATGACAATGACAGAGAGCGAGTGGGTCACAATGTTACAGACTTTGCAGCATATGGGCTTTCACATTTTGCACCACGACAGGATGAACGAGACAGTGCTAGTACGTCCACAACCAACCCGTTAGTAGATCACGCTGCTGTTACTGGCTATCGTGAGGTTGGTGTTACCACCGAAGACTTAACATCTTTCATTGAATCCTTTGCATCCCTTCGTGCTCAACGCGTTAAGGGTATAGGACACGACCAATACTCACACGCTAAAGGTCAGAAGTTTGAGTCCTTTACTACCTCAGATACCATTAGAGAATTGATTGAAGAGTTAGCAGATGCTAGCAATTACATTGACTTCCTTGCCATCAAACTATTAAACATTCAACACACTATAGATCGGGTGTTACCAAACTGTGACTGACCCACATCCAATACTTAATGACCTTGTACCTAGCGTGGTGACCATTGTTCACCGTCGCTATCGTAAGTATGTTGATCGTGCTGACCTTACGCAAGAAGCATACGCTTGGTTGATGACACGCGTATCCTACTTCAATGGGTTACTTGCAGAAGAGGATGAGACTAAGCGTCTTATCAATCAGAAGCGTATTGCCTACCAGATGAGACGTGGCATTGAACGCTATGCCCGCAAGGAGAAGGCTACTAGGTCTGGATACCAGACCAATGATGAGTCCTTCTATGATGTTACTACTATTGCACAGTTGTTACCATACGTTATCGCAAGCGTAGTCAATGATACCGCCATTGAACAAGCACAGAACCTGGTCAATGATGGCACACCACGCAAACCTGCTGCCCCCGCCGAAGGTGGCAACCTATTAGCCACTCTCATTGACATCAAGAAGTCTTATGAACTATTGGATGAGGATGAGCAGAACATCTTGCGCCTTAGATACCACGAGAACTACACCTTGCAACAGTTAAGCGAAGCAACTGAGTGTGCTATCTCTACTGCAGATCGCAGATGTTCCAATGCATTACGAAAGATACTTAACTTTATGGGAGGAGAGTCGCCTTACCAATGATGTATGACTATAACTGTCCTGAGTGCAAGGCAGAACTAACTATTGAACGTAGCATCCACGAAGAACCACGTGAACCATCCTGCTTCGACTGCCACATACCTATGATACGCAAGTGGGATGCTCCTTCTATTACCTTTAAGGGCAAAGGCTTCTACTCCACAGGTGGATAGCAAAGAACCCCACCGCAGGAAGGGTAGCGGTGAGGTTCCTTGTCGCCCGAAAGGAGGATGCACTTATAGTGTATCAGTACCAGCCGCGTCTGTTGCTATGTTGGAGAGCGCGACACGCAGATTTTCCGTAGCGATAATCAAGGTATCGTAGACCGTGAAGGATTTGAAGTTCAGGTTGTCCACTACGTTCTCTAAGGAGTTGAGCAATTCCGTAAGCCGTGCTTCTTGGTTTGCCCGAAGCGTCTCTTGGGCGAGCAAGGTGGTCGAAGCGGGATTCACGGGTCCATAGGGTGACAAGGCACTTGATCTGGTTGTTGTTGTAACCGAGTGCTTTTGCGTAACTAATTGTAAGTGCCTTGTTCTCACGCTTCTCCTCCATTGTCGCCTTCGTCCGCTCCTTTATGAACACTATCTTTGATGACAGGTGCACCTCTTCCGTCCGCTGTGCGGACACGAACACCGACAACAGGAACAGTATTACCGCTAAGGTCAAGCCACGTTTTGCCTTCTTGCTCATCTGTTTTCTTCTCCATTTCAAGCAACTGCTTATAGGTATCAGGGTAAAGATGAGCAAGGCGTACTAGTGCACGATCTCTTGCCCGTCTGTAGTTGCGTTGGCGTACTGCTTGATTGGCAGCACCACGCAATCTCTTATTTTCTGCCTCCATTATTTGTCTTATCCTCCCATACAATTAGAGCGTAGGCTATCAGCATTACTATCGCTATCCCTATCGCTATGTTCATTGTGTGCCTGCCATTACTGCAAACACAATCTTTGTGATGTCAATGGGTTCAATTATCAACCTGGCATCCTCTTCCCCTGCTTCCCAGCAGGAAACTAACAAGCGTGAGTTCAGGGGTGATTGGCGTAGCCATTGGACTGCGCTATGCGGATCCTCCCCGCCCCATACTGCGTTGCCTTCCTCCGTTGCTATCTCGTAGAAGTTTACCAGTTTATTCTTTGGGTGGAATCCCACCACGTTGTCAGTTGTCATCTTCTCCTCCTTCGTTGAATGTATCTACCATAGACAAGGCGTGCACCATACGCATTAGGTTCATCCCTGCCTCCTTCTCTAAATCTTCGTCGTTCATCTGCATAATTGCAAGGTCACGGCATAACTCTGCCTTTGCTTTCCAGTAGTCTACCGTAGGCTCAGACATCACTAACCTCCGTTAGTTCGTAGAAGTATTCCACCTTGTTATCGTCTATCAATTCTCTATACCTGTCACGGTTAGAGATAGCATAGGCACGGGCTTCTTCTTCCGTATTAAATTCATCA